TGACAAAGCAGCTCACCAAGGAAAAGAATTAATTACTCAGAAAATTAATTCTTAGACATATCATCACTACCCAGTATTGACAACAATTTGTTGTGGCGCAAAACCATTATATCTTTAGACAAAGGGTTGTCATATGCGAAGCGATAAAATATGTCACTATAAAACTTATTCTCTATTCCTAATTCCCTAGCTATGGTCCTAAACACACATCGATTTTCTGAATAAGCATAAAGACGCAAGAAAGCGTCAAGCATCTCCACGAGGATCTCTCGATCCGGCGCATGGAGAAGTCTGAAAGCATGTTTTCCAAAATACATAGGTTCTGGATAACCCCTATCCCATTGGTTACCCATAAATTCCTGTGTAACTGTAGCTGTCTTTATGCTTATTCCATATTTTTCAAATTCCTGCATGTAATCGAGCATAACTAAAGTGGTCAGCTTATCGTCACCGACAAGAGACTTAGGCTGAAAGGGAATGCCCGCGTCAATACAAACATGCGTATCAATGATATCACCTGTGAAACCATTGTCACTAATCGTATTAACACAACCACTCTTCTGACAACCGGGAATTATTTGCTTAAAAGTATCACCATTACTTAAAATTATATTACAATCTACATAAGCATTATGGTACAGAAAATCTACGACATTGTTCCAATTGGCAGGCGATGTAACGAGTCTTTTTCTAAGAGTCTTTGCATCGTCTAAAGCCCAATGAGGTAGAGTCCAATCGTAAGCTCTACAATCCGTGGAAGCGACTAATTTATTCTCCTGCCAACCACGATGATAATGCTTCCAAGCCCCTGAGAACAATGTCATACCATGCTGTGTCGGAATAGACAATGATTCTTCCAATAACTTTTCATTTTGAGAATCAAAGCACATATGCCAAACAACCTGTAAGTGAAGAGGCGCACAAGCTATAAGCCTATAACGTTTTGTAGAAAGTTTAGAAAGTTTATGTGGTTCAAACTTAATAAACATTCTCCAAAATATGTCATCGACCAATCCTACTTCAATTTGTTCTAAGAGGCGGGTAACATCTAACCATAAGGATGCTAGCTTTAGTTCATCACAAACCAAGCCATTGAATCCAAGGTAATCACCAATGGTTGGGGAAGAAAGTGAATATGGATATCCGGGAGTACTAGTATAGTCCAACTTCCTAATCACACGAAGAAAAGCATCGTAAGATAACCAATTCTCGGGAATTACTACTCTACAACGAGAGTATTCTTTCTCGAGTTTAAACAATACGGCTTCTCTTTGATTCAAAGGAGGTGATTGTGCTTTACTTGTACTAGCTAGAAATTCTGAGTGAGATATTAGAGAATCTAGCTCGGCGTTACCCCCTGTTGGTGGCCAGGAATACTGTTCTGCTGCCCTAATAAAAGACTTTGCAAAAGGGCTGTCTGTAAATCTGACTGAGTTAAAGACTTTTGCAACTTCTTCATTGATCTTCGAGCTGATGCGGGAGTGCTGCGGTTCCCTTCGGCCGGTCCTCCGGAAACCGAAGGGAGCAGGCCTAAAAAAGGAACGGCTGACTCATGAACAATATCAGGGTTGTCATCCATATATTTATTGCGACGGCCAGGTTTAAGTTCGTGTCCCCAAGCTGCCTTGGCGACTCCCAAATCCACAAAATGGTATTTACCATTGTGATAGATATGAACCTCGTCGTTCATCTGATAGTAATCTTCATCTACAAGATCACTAGCAATACTCATTAGCCAATCCTCAGACGATTCAGGCTGATGTTTAAGGTGAGAATTTAACAGCATCTCGATATAGCCTACAGCTATTCCGGTATTTGCATGGCCCCCTCCCAGATGCATTGCAACTGATTGGGAACCATTGGCATACAAGGAACCACTGTAGCCTGGTTTGGTAGTAGCATCATATATGGTACTACCAAATCGATCTGTATCTCTCCTCAACGTTCCTATCGTACCTTTACCCTTATGTCCTGTAATTGTAACGGTAGCTGAATTACGTAGCGATCCTACTGAAACTGTCTTGATGGAAAGCTTAGACCACTCATCATTAGATAAGTGTCTAGCTGAGACATCGGTGGCAAGTATAATCCACTTATCGTCATCCGGCACGACTATTCGGCGAGTTTGATCAGCTGGATTCAACAGATAGATCTGTCTAGAACTTAAAGCAGCTGACTTTACATGCTCTGGTATTACCAAATAGTCATGCAGCCTGAAACCCTTGCCAATGATAGATAAAGAGTCTGCACTAAGAATGGCCACTAAAAGCTCGCCAGATCTGTGAGGCATGTCCGATTCAATTGAACCTGCTTTCACTGATTCCGCAACATAAGATACTTTCTCTGATATATAATCAAATGTAACTTTTAGGTCTTCAATACGACCTGCTACCAGAGAAGAATTTCTCGAATAGTACAATGTAGCGGAAATGCCAGCATAAAAGATGGCCTTAGCTCTCAAACTATCAGTGCCAAGGACCAATTCTACTCCTCTGTCAATGCCTCCTAAGGCTCGTAGACAAAGTCCCCCAGGAACTCCCAGGAGAGTCTTGACAGTGGGTAAAACTGGAGCTATATATGTTTCCAAAAATGTAGGAACTACTACCGGCGGCGGTGGCGGCGGCAAATGTGATTTCAACATTTCAGAAATCATTACTGCGATTGATGTTTTAAAATCCATTTGTATATTAATTTTGTTATTAATTAT